ATCAGAATTGGGAATATTTCGTTCGCATAGTGTCAAGGACGGATAAAGCCTTGAAGATATGTTTTTCATATCTAAAAACTCATTATCCGCCCCTACGCTTGACTGATTCAGCCCACCAAATACGCCTATCATCTGCTTGCTTTTTCCTATCGGTTGCATTGGCTTGAATCTCATTAAATCAACCCCCTTGCTTTTCTCTGCCCATGGACTAAGTAGCGGTTAAGATAGGACAGCCACGCTTCTTTCTCTGCATTGTATGCCTGCACTGCATTGGTGTAGCTTTCTATCTCATCCTCTGCATAGTCTATTTTCGCCTTTATGTAGTTGGTATAGATTCCTAAAAATCTGCTATCCAGAAGAACAACTGCATCTTCATCCCCCTGTGTATAGGATTTTAGGGAAGGAAGTAACCTCATAGGCTCGCTTTCCTTCATTTTCCCTAGCGGCTCTACAATCCTATAGGGACTGGTGCCCATAATGGTAAGTTTTCCCTCCGGCTCTGCCTTTGCCTCTCCCTCTGCATTGGTATAGCCTTCCAGCGTGTCCGTCTCCCCATGGAGGAACGCCCGCCCATTGATAGGCTTAACCTCTACTTCCTTGCCACGCTTAAAGCCAAGGTACAAGTCAAATACTTCCGCCTCTACCTCATTTAGATATTGTATTTTTGCTTCCCTATCCACATTGTTCGGCCTTATTGCATCCACCATTGCCAGGATTTCCCCTACTGTAAGTTTCATCTCACTACCTCCTTTTTCTTTGTATTATCTCGAAAAAGGCTGGATTTTTCCCAAGCAAAAAGGAGGGTTGCCCCTCCTTATAGCTATATCTGGATTCTGAATCCGATTGGGATTTGTACCATTTGGTTTTTTCCTCCATTCGCTTGCAAGAACCCAAAATCTCCCGGAAGCACTGTCCCATTGCTAGAAAAAAAGAGTTGTCCGCCAATAGACTTAGAAAGCAAGAAAAGCTTATTGCTAATATATGCGTTCGGATGCAAAACAAAATACGGATATTGCCCTTGTAAAGCTGTATCTTTATATTCCGGATTTCCTACATTGGTTCCAAGTAGCTCTTTCTCTGTCGGAATCCACAGTTTTTGGAATAATGGTTCTTCCCCATAAAATCCCACAAACTTCTCAGATATTTCATCCAAAACTTCATTTCCAAGCGTTCCTTGGAAACTTGGGAAAACACACTCTTGCATTATCTTATTGACTGCGGCCACAGACCAATTATTCTTTATGGCTGGATCCGCTTTGTACTTAGCAACCTGTTCATTGCTAAGCGCTGGTATAACTCCTGTGTCCATGCAAATAAAATCCATATGGTTTTCTATTGGTAGAATCTCGCCGTTTCGGTTACTGTTAAATTGACAATTCACACCAACTACATAGAACTTCTTCCCACCAATTACAACGTAATCTCCAATGTTAGGAACACGTCCTTCGGTTCTCATTATTTCTTTTAGCCGTTGCAATATGTAATATCTTGGTTGGTAGTCTCCTTGATTTACAAATGCTACAACGCTTCCAGATGCTTTCATTGCATCGTTTGCTCTCCTTCTCGCATCGGTTGCAATATTTTTCGCATTGCTTCCAAATTCTTGTGCGATGTTGAATGCTTCCTTTGCAGTTACCAAGGAATTCGGTGAGTCCGTCCATTGCTTTAATGAAGCTTCAATGTTTGGAACATTGTTATAATAATTCATTGCATTCATTGCGCCATATTGTTTTGGCTTGATTTTCTTATCTTCTATGCTCTTATCTGCAATTTCTTTAGACTTCGTTTCTACATATCCTTCCATCTCCTTTGTAGACACGCCAGTCTTTACCTTCCCGATTTCCCCAGCCACATAGGAGCGCATTGTTTCCTCCGGCACTCCTGTTCGCACCTTGCCAATCTCCCCAGCTACATACTGGTGCATTTCCGTTTCGGTCACGCCGCTAACCGTACCGCCAGCGCCCATCTTTTCCGCTTTCTTGAGCGCCTCTGTCACCTTTGTTTCGGAAGCGGATGCCCTATCTGCGCTTGCGGAAGCGTTCTGTGCGGCAGTCTTTGCAGATTCAGAGAAAGCCTGTGTGCCAATAATTGCCCTTCCCACTTCGGCAATCTTGTTAGAAATTTCTGTTTTTTCTGATTCTGCAATCCTTACTTCGCTACGCACATCATCCGCAAGCTTAGATACGCTGGTTTTGGCTTTAAACACATCGCCATATAAGGCGTTCACTTCCAGCCGCTTATCAATGATATCTTGCTTTGCCGCCTCATACTCTGCTTTTGCAGTATCAACCGCCTGTTTGGCTGTATCTACCGCTTGCTTTGCAGTATCAACCGCCCTTTTAGCCTCGTCTACGCTGTCCTTCGCCTGTGCTACAAATTCCTTGTTAGCCTTTACCTCTTCCATAGCGGCAGTGAACTTCTTGTCGGTCTGCTCAATGGATTCTAAGGATTCACTAGCCACCTTCAGCTTTTCAAGCTTCCTTTCCAACTGCTCCAGTTCTGACAGCTCTTGCGGTGTTGCCGTTGGCGTTCCCACGGACTTTTCTACATACATTGCCCCTTGGTAGGACTTCCAACGGCAAGCTCCGCCATCATCAAAGGCATCCAACTGCACAAAGATTGTGCCAGGATTCTTCAGCGTAACGGCAGAGATTGTCCATCTTAGAATAATCGTGCTATCCGTTACGACCTTCTCCAAGTCACTCCGATCCGTCCGCTGTACACCCGCATATCGCAGATTTAAGCGAAAAATCAAATTGGCTAGGTCTACGCCATCCCCAGATATTCTATCAATATGAAATTCTCTGATGGTAGATTCCGCCTCGCCTACGGCACCGATTGACTGCTCCTCCGCCGGAATGAATAAGGTTTTGCTTCGTACTTTAATCATCTTTTTTCCCTCCTGTAAAAATAAAGGCGGTAGGTTTCCCCACCGCCTCCAATGTTTAGCCTTCCACTGTGTAGGCTACGGAATCCGAATACCGAATTGCTTCTGCTTCCTGTTCCATGGAGTTCCGAATCGCTTCTGCAAATTCCTTAGGAACCTCCACATTCTTCCCTCTTGGAACCCTCAAAGACCGTCCGTTCACACATACGAAAAGTGGTCTTTTATGGGTATCATCAAGGGGAAGGAATACCATCTCGGTATCCTTTACCTTTGGAGCAACCTCTTCAACTGGTGCGGTTGCTTCCGCTGGTGCTTCTACTGTCGCGCCTTCAATCACATTTGTTTCTACTACTTTATTTGCCATGCTACCTCCTTTTAGTTAGCCTCATGTTCGTTATAGGTGGATGCTGTCTCAATTCTAACCATGTACTGGTTTGTAAGGATAGCTACCGCCTTTAGTGCCTTCCAGCCTACGGTAGAACGCTGGTTCAATGGGTCAGAGGAACCGGCAGAACCGCGCTGCTTAACGATAGTCTCTAAGCCTTCTCCCTCTAAACCGGTTACTGCAAACGCATCCTTACCGCAAATCAAGGTAGAATATACGTCTACAGAGGAAGCTCCCGCGTTAATCCACTTCTTCGCTTCGGAAGTCTCGTAGAACTCTACGCCGTGCAAGTCGAACAAATAGCCTTCCTTGAAGGAACTATTGTCAGTGTACTTAAATAGATTCTTGTAGTCATCGTTCTGCTCTAGGTCAAAGGCAACGTCCTGAGAAATAATTCCAGCGTACTTTCCGTTAATCTTCGGCGCACTGTACTTTTTTAAGGTTCTTACCGCCATGGCGATAGCCTTCGGCGTAAGCTTATGCGCGGAAGTAAGGGCGGTTCTGGAAGATACCTGTCCTTCGGCATATTGCACATTATTTCCGGCATTGACTACCTCTCGCGTTACCGTATCGAGGGTTCTTCCCGCCTGGTCGCCAAGCTTATCCTGTGCTTCCAACACATGGTTATCAATGGCGGTCATTTCCAGAAGGTCAGATAATGCTACATAATCGCCGTACTGCTTCAGCACAGCGGTTACGGTGAACATATCCAGCTTCTTTCCGGTAGGTGTCTGTCCCTCAGTAAGCGGAGTTGTTGCCTTTGCCAGTGGCTCGAATCCTCTAAATTCAATAGTTTTTCCGTGGTTCTTAGGAATACTTACCTTCTTTCCAAGCTGATCGTGAATCAAGGAAGGACCCACCAATCTAATAAGGTTCTTGTCATAGAACGTCTTATTGTTGGATGGGGATAGGTCATTGTCGGAAGCGGTACTGGTGGTAAGGTTCATCGGTGTAGGGTCTGGGAACTGCAACGCTTCAAGGTACAGCAAATCCAGAACATCAGTTTTTGTTTCTGCTAATCTCATAATCTTCTTCTCCTCTTCTTAGAGGATGACTTTGTCTCCTCTATTTACTTTGTTTACAATCTCTGCGATTTCTTGGTCTGTCATTTTGGAAATGTCCCCATTTACTGGAGATAATGCCGTTCTTCCGGTTGCGGATTCTTTCACATCCCCTTGCCCTGTCTTAATCTGCCGGGCGGTCTCCAAGGCGGCCTGCTTCTTCGCAAGCTGTGCCTGTCTGTCCATAATCTCGTGCATATGGATAGCCTCATACGCTTGCTTCATAGTCCAGCCTTGAGAGATTAAGGAAATAAATCTTTCCCCTGTCTCCTCGTTCCCCATTTCCTCAGCCTCATCAAAGTCCGGGTATGCTTCCTTTACTTCCGGGATTTGTGCATCCCATCTGGCGTAAAGTTCTCTTCTCTGCGCCTCTTCCTGTGCCGCTCTCTGCTCTCCCAGCAATGCCCTATTCTTCGCTTCTACCTCTTGCATACGCCTATAGGCATCTACGGTCATGCCGGCTTGACTTGCCGCCTCTGCGTAAAGGTCTGTTTTGTTCTGAAGGTATGCGACTAGGCTTGCGGGGTCTCCGTCTTGCGGCGCATCCGGAAATGCACTCATGATTAAGCCGGATAGCATATCCAAATCCGCAACTTTTGCCTTAAGTCCATCATAGTCCTTAAAGCGTCTGATAATTTGGTTCTGAACCGCCTTATCATACTGTGCCTTTAAATCCTCATTTTCTTTCAGTAGCTTCTTTAGGTCAGCCTTTGGAGCCTCTTCTTTAGGGACTTCCTCCGTCTTCTCCTCCGGATTCTGCGCTTCTCCTTCCTGTGCCTGTGCAGTCTCTTGCGCTTCTGTCGTGCCTTCCGCACCGCTTGCGCCGTCTGCTCCGCCATCTGAAAATTGTAAAGGTTCAAGGTATAATCTTTTCATTCGTTTCTTCCCTTCTGCTCTTTATGGTGAGCGTGTCCGTATCTTAGGTCTCTCCCTAGTGTCTAAAGTGGTTTTAGCACTTCTCTTTTACAGATTCCCTAGCAATAACGATACTATTTTCGTATTGCATGGAAACGATATCCAAGCCATACAGGGCAACGGAAAACATTGCCAGAACTTCCCTCTTCTCCGCTTCCGGCATACGTCCAAAATCTACGGATAAAGTGAAATCTCCATGGTTTGCATTGTAGTAATAGCTTCCGCCCCTACTGTCCTTGTTGAAGAACTCAAGCACCCTATAGGCAAGCGCTTGCGACAGGGCGGAAACCTTACTGCAAGCGTAGTCAGTGCCTTCCTTCTCTCTCTTTGCGTGTCCATGGAGGGATAGCTCTATGCCTCCCTCCGTCTCTCTCCATAAGCCTTTTATCATACGCTCGCCCTTTCTCTTGCCTCTATCCTAGCTTTCTCCGCTTGTGATGTAGTGTTCTCCTTCCGTGCCTCCCCTAATTGGTTCACGGCTATGCTCTGGCCGCTTGCTCTTCCCGGCATGACTTGCGCCTCTTCCGGCATACCGAACATCTGCATGATCCTGGTATCTCCAGTCGTCTCCGCTACAATCCCGCCTAATCCTTGCAATAATTGCTTCAGCTTCATGTTTTCTTGAAGCAAGGTTTGATTCTGAGACACCATCTGGATAATCTCTTCTTTCTGGTCAAAATCCATCATCTTAAGCATTCCAAGCGTCTGGTCTGCAAGCTGGGGATTGAAAACCCCTAGCTGGAAAAGTTCCTTTGCAAATTCGTTCTGCGCTACCCTTGAATACGGACTGGCCTTTTCCGCTCCTACGGAAATGTCATAAATAGGTTTATGCCCGCCCATGTACTTCCCTATGGACTGGTCAAATACGGAATCCGGCAGTAACTCCGCCATGGAATCGCTTGCCATAGGGGAATCCTTGGAAATACCCACCATTGCATAATAATTTTCGTTATTCATGATTATGCGGTAGGTTCTGGGGACACTATAAAACTGTTGCATTCTGCTTATAACCATTGTGATAAGGGATTTAAAGGCATCATAGGAAACTAAATTCATGGTGCGGGAAGTCTTGCTTGAAGCTTCCTGTAATGCCGCGATTGCAGATGCCGCTGTAACGCCTCCGCTTGTTGCTCCTTGTGAGAAGTCACGGTTCCCGGAATTTTCCTTCAGCTCTTCCTTTACATTCTCCAGAATCTGCGCATAGATAGGGGGCAATGGGTTTACATCAATCGGCACAATGCCGTTAGGGTCACCCTCATAATGCACGATCAGATTGTTGTAGTCGTTAAATTCTTCTTCGTTAATGCCTGTCGAATCCTTAGCAAATCGCCTAGGGCGGGCGTTGGCCAGAACATTTTGGATAAGCGCCTTGTTCATCTTGTCAATAAACTCCTGAGGCTCCCGGATAATATCAATCATGCCGAAACCGACTGGGGTATTCTTGATGGGGTACATAACATCGAAAATAAAGGGGTACTGTCCGTCCTCGTACCAGCCGGATTCCTTGGAAGGGTCGTTCTCTGAAGCGTACAATAGCTTTCCATTACAGAACTTGGCATAGTGTAGTACGGTCTTTGGAAATACTTGCCCGCCAATCTCTACGGATACCGTCTTTTTGTAGTACCAGTCATAGACAATGACCTTATCTTCCGCCCTTGCCACCTCAGAATCGCTGTAACTGCTTAAATCCGTGCCAAATTCCCCGGTAAGATTGCCAAGAATCTGCGGATAAAGCACCTTCATGGTATCTACATCGGATTCCGTGAGGATAAAGACTTCCTTGCTGTCCTGTATGTCCTCGATGTTAGGCTCCCACCTCATATTTATAATGTCGATGCGCTTAATTTCCACATCGCCAATATTATCCTTTGTGGGATTCCAAAATACTCCGGCTACACTTACGCCGTTCTTCACCTTCTCCATGGCGCACTTGTAATACACTTTTGTGTAATTATTCCGCTCCAGTATGGCGGGGATAACCTTGCTAAGAATTGAAGCTGTCTCCTCGTCTGATTCCTCGCGGGGCAAAATAGTCGGCTGGGGGTAGTTGTCCATCATGTCGGCGACCTTGTTAATAATCGCGTTGATAAGATACCCGCTCCCCTTCTCCGGCAGTGACTTTCTGTCGTCCGTGTCCTTGTAATCAGAATATTGCTGTCGGTAGTAGGTTTCGTTCTCAATTAGCCGATTCTCCAGCGGTTGCATTTTCTCATGGTACCTCTTACACCTAAACTCTGCTTCCCTACAGTCCTCATCCGTAAGCTTCGGCTTATACACTACAGGCTCTACCTGGGGATTCATGAAAGGCTTTCCTTCCGGTCTATCCTCCGCAATGCCTTCCCCGGCACTTGCCACTTGCTTCTTCTCTTCCACTACTTCCTTCTTCTTTCTTGCCATTCTTTCCTCCTATCCTCTATATAGCCTTCTCTTGGCGTTGCCTTGATACAAATTAAGCGGGTCAAAATCGTGTGATTCCCTGTCGATGTAGTTCATCCGTGCCTTTATAGGATTCTTCATACAGGCGTATCGCCATGAATCGTAAATATGGTCTTCTTGGCTACTGTCTATATCCTCCACATTCTTCTCGTCATAGGTCAAATTCGGAACTGTCCGTATAAAGTCGAGGCAGTCAGAGAACACATAGAACATTGAGTAGCCGTTTTCATCAAATGCAAGGCGGTAGTGGCATTGCATAAGTCCGGCTAGTCTTTCATGGTCTCCCTTGTCGAAATACACCCCTTCCGATTCCATAGCTTCCGCCACTGATACACCGGTCGATTTGTTCCATATCGCCGGATCCGCAACGCTTCCAACGCTTATCTTCCTTCCCTTTAGCCTTGGGTCGGTATTTTCCACCTCTTTTATCCTCCGCGCCTGTTCGTGCGGCTCATGCTTAACGCCCGTATTAGGCGTACTTGTGCAGCCGTACAATTCCCGGATAAGGTACATTCGCCCATCTCCATCCACCGCATACCAGCCGACCGCATAGGGCTTGCTATAACCAAAGTCATAAGCCCGGAATACCTTCCACCATTCAGGAATGGGGAAGGGTTCTATTACATGGCTCCACTGGCGCGTGATATAGCCAGTCTTATCATTTCTAAATTCAGTGAATACTTGCCCTGTAAAGCTGTCCCAGTCGCCATATAAAAGGGCGTTTCTTTCCGCTTCAGGAAGCGCCGCAAGATGCGTGACATACTCCGGGTTATTTTCCAGCAATTTCTTGTTATCAAAGACAGAGGCGGGGATATATACGCGGGATTGCGCCTTGTACTCTATGCCCTTTTCCGTCTTTACCTTATATACCTCCGTCTTAGTCTCTCCAGCTTTGCAAGACGTAACAAACCTATCCTTTACCCAGCCGTGCCCTATACCGCCGGGATTCGCTGTCGCCCGTGTATATACGACAGTTCCCGCGCCATTAGCACGGTTTCTTGACTTTAAATATTCGTATTGTGTCGCCGTAAAGTGCGTAAGTTCGTCAAATCCGATAAAGTCGTATGCAATACCCTGATACTTGTACTTATCTTCTTCAGAATTAAGGCTTCCAAAGTCAATTTTCGCCCCTGATGGGAAAGTCCAGCGGTGTTCCGTCTTGTTGTACCTGGCATCCGGGAAGGCTTGCGGGTAGTAAAGGAAGGCTTTATCTATGATTTCCTTCAGCTGGGGGAAGGTTCTTCTTAAAATCAAGGCTTTATAGTGCGGTATATGCACTTGCCTTAATGCTTCTATAACGAGATAGTCCGTCTTTCCACCGCCAGCCGCTCCGCCGTAAAGCGCTTCATACTCCGCCCTTGCCATCATCAAGGCTTGCTTCGGTTGTGGCTTCCAAATCGCTTCCATAAATCCCCCTTTCTGCCTATAATTCAAGCAAAATCAAGGGATTTTTACCCTAGCAATAAAAAAAAGAACAGCCGTTTAAGCTGTCCTTTTTAAAGTAGTACACTTGCTTTTTAAGTTTTAAATATCTCTTCCCCAGAAAAAGCGTTCAATGCCTTCTTGATATAGGTATTAACCGCCGTATCTCCGGCAATTTCTTTCAAGCGGTCATACTCAGATACCTGTATATCAAAGGGAACCCGCTTTATCTTTGCTCTGGCGTAAGCGATATCCCTTTGCGCTTTATTCTCTTTCCAGCCCATATATATCCTTTCTCTTAAGAGAGGGAAAGCCCCCTCTCCTAGTTCTCGATTATATCCTTAAAATCCTCATATGCAGATGCACTATCGCTTTCCCAGCCTATATTTTCTGCATACTCTTCTAAAGATTCAAGCGCGCTTATGTCTCTTGGCTCGCTTCCGTCTGCTCTAAGCGCTTCCTTTACTTCCTCATAAGCTTTTTCTAAATACTCTCTTTCCTCTGCCTTTAAGCTATCCCATGCGCTTCTTACTTCTTCTTTACTATTGAATGTCATTGTTTCCACCTTTCCGCCCCTTGGGGCAATGCCGTTTTCTTAACTGTCATTATCTTATCATAGCCTACGTACATAGTCAACCGTCATTTTCGCCAAAATAATAATTTTTCTTTTGTGACAATTTCCCTATTGACTACGCTG